TCCGGTTTGACCCTGTGACGCATACTGAGATACAGCAGCAGTATAATAAAATTCCAAATACTCAAATTCATACTCTTCATACAATGAGGCAATCTTATAACCCCACGGAAACACAGACGATTGTCCAGGATTAATAGGATAAGCAGTAGTGGCAAAGGCCACAGAACCATTAACATCACCAATATACTCATCTTCCTCTATAATCTGACCACGTCTAGTAGTAGTTTTAGTATTAGAACGGGCAGCCACACCGACACCGATCTTCTGACCAGGCATCCCTCGTGGATTACCCATGGAATTTGGCCCTCTAGGATTTCCTCGTCCTTTGAGAGCTACACGACCCCCCCTACGTTGTTGACGAGAGAGAGCACCACCAAGGAGCGCACGCTCCAACTTGGCAGTTGACTTGTTATTACGTAATTTATTTGCCCCAGTTTTCTTCTGGGTTTGTTTACGAGCAGTAGACATAAATAAAAAATGAACGATTCACCCACAACCCAACACCAACCAAGTGCGATTCGATAATCCTAATTGCTCCCACCCCGCTGGAACGTATCACAACGCTGCAGGTGAGTCATAGGCAAAATCAAAACACAACTCTTTCGCTTACTTTCTAAATCGGCGAGGTGGTAGGGACAAGAGTTATTTATTCTGCAGTACATTTACGGCTTACAAAACCGGGTTGAGTGTTTACACACGAGCAATCAGTCCACGACAAACTGGCCTACGCTATCCACACCAATACAACCATACTTCGCTCAACTACGAGCTTACTCTGTTGCAAACCTGGGCAAGCCAGGTGGTTACTTAGCCCTTAAATGGGTACCTAAGAAATATACGGCACGTTTTAACACAAAATGCTAAATGCAACACCACTGATATAAGTTTAAAGCTCTTCAGCTAGTACAAAGCCCTTCGGCTACAGTTAACGATCTGCAACGGTCGTACACTTAAATACATACGACTGGGAGTTTCAAAAAACTCCCAATAAAAACCCTCCAACTCGCCTATTCTACAGGCATTAACTTGGGGAATTCCGATGGTCCAGCAGAATCTTGATCAAACATAGCAATATGAGCAGCACAACTGCCCAAATCACTACCAAAAACGGCAGTCTCCCAAAACTTATTAAAACTGTCCATTAAAGGAGCAAGATAATATCGCTTATCCATATAATACAAATTCTCAATGTAGTCACCAGGTAATTCTACAAATGATAACTTATAGTCGTCAGTCTTCGGCATAACAGCCTTGACCCCGGAAGTTAGATACAATACCCTATCAAGAACTTTCCGTAACCCTGGAATAAAAGACGACACAGGATAATGCCCAATGGCTACGCCACGGGCCAACGATAAAGGATTTTCGTGCATAGGAGGCTCAATGAAACTAAGAAACTTCATCAAAAGCCGTCCCAACTTTGGACCAAACGACAGCCGACCATCAGACAGACGAAACATATGACACGAACAAATTCAGCGTCCATAATGCTTGGTCTGTGGATGTTGTCAGCTTTAAACCCAAGTTTCAATAACAAGTTGAACTGGGGCCGCAAAGTAAAGTGATAAGCCATTAAATTGTCATCACCTTGCACTAACATACGAATCAACCGGAGTACACGCTTGGCATACCCATCAAGGGTAACCCGCTCCTTAGAGCCCTCCGGATGTTTCAAAACCTCCCCTTTCACAAAACAATAAAGATGCAATAGCGCATTCAATACTGAATTAAAACAACTAGTGAAGGGGTCACCCGACTTCCGGGTGCCGAGGATCTTGTACTTACAACCATGGGTCGTGAACCCATGAGTGCGAACATTGGCTTCCATAAGATCAGTAACGGCTTGACCCGCACCCATCCATTTAGCCATCCAACATTCTAATTTAGCAAGTTCCTCGCAAATGCTAGCATCCCAACTGGAAACATCATTTTCAAAGATTTTCCACCCGGGCATGTTAACATGATTGGCAGCATCCACGCTGCTAACACCTGATGTAAAAACAACCGAAGATGAAATACTCAAACATCGCTTCAACTCAGCTTGAATGGTCATAAAAGTTGGGCCTACCAATGCCACAAACTTAGGTTGACCACCTTGGATTAAACGCGGAGGCTTCCACGAATTACCAAGGGGAGTGCAGTATAAATTGTTTTCCATCTTAATAAAGGCTTTACGTAGCGTCCACTTATATAACTGAGTCCTATCCAACTTGGACCACTCCGTAATACCCTTCGAATCTAGCTCAGTCCGAGCCCGCTGTAAAGCGGCCTTAACCGCCGGACTAGCATTAGAATTCTTCAAATAAGCAGAGAAGGAAGCCGGCCAGTGCTTCCTAAAGGTTGGCAACAATTGCTTCAACCCATCCTGCTTCACCCATTTAATAAAACTACCCATTTCCACCGCATCTACAAGTGGTGTAACCTTGAGAGCACGGAGAGCCAACGCTGCGGCTTCATTTTGGAAATTAGAGGCATACGTGAACGGAGTATAACCACCCACATTAAGTGGTGATCTAGACCCCCATTTAAACAAATTATATTGGCTTATCTTAGGCGGATTTAAATCAGGGACGTTTCGGAATCCTAAAGATCCCCGGAAACTATTCCCCAATGAAGTAGGACAGTTCAACCCGGGCCTGGCATCAGCCATAGCCCAGGTTGCCGCCCTAGAGGCGCTCATACCCATAATATCCAAGCCCAGACAAAACCAATAATAAAATGATCAGACAAAAGATGCACCCAAATGTCTGACGAACACGTTTACAGTTCCAATATTCACCATCCACAAACCGTTGCAATGAATGCATTTGCTCACAATCCACAATGTTCCATATCACAAAGGGGGCAAACTGACAGATGAAACGATACTCATCTACACTCATTCGAACATTAAACAACAGTTCACGAACATGAATTTCGACCAAAGCAAATCCTTCACGATCATGCTTTAGCCGAGATGCATAAGCGACACCTGCCTCAACTACAACAGCTGGGAGTCGCACTTGTTCCAAACCTGCATCCCAATACACCCCCAAGAACATACTTGGGTACTGAGAATACAAACGCTGAAACTTTTCATCCCCTACTCGATAAAACTCAGGTAAAGAGTAAAAAGTGGGATTAAAAGCAGAAAGGCTTAGTGTGCGAGAACTAAAGTTATTTAACATATAACCGTCATCGCCTGGACCACCAAAGCCTCCATCTTTTTTATCAGCCTCCGGCATACGCACGATAGGCATTGAACCACTCAAAAACTCCTTAACCTCGTCTTCTATGTCCAGTGCCAAACTAGCAAAAATAGGCATCTCTGGATCAACTCGAGGTAGGGGACCATCCGCAGGCGCACTAACCACTGCTGGCCGCAATGGCAACCCTGGTGCACCACCGAACATTGGCCACAGACCTTGTGGCACACTGGGAAAAACAATCTCTGGTCTAGGATTAGGACCAAAGACAGGTAGAGGAGGAATAGAAAACAACCCCGGTGACACAACCAAGGCTGTACTTTCCTCAACAGGAGCACTAGCAGGTGGGGGAACAGGGCCTAAAGCCACAATCCTCCATTCACCACCTACTTTCTCCTCCATCTCCACATCTCCACAACCACCATATTGCTGGCAAGGTCTACCTTCCATAAAACTAAAGAAAGATTTTCCAGCTGGCGGCCCATGCTTATTCTCCTCTTCATCAGAAGATATAGGCACAGATTTATCACCAAACAAAAGGGGTTCACTACTCCCCTCTGGTACTACAAACGATGACTTATAATTCGTGTCAATCGTTGAGAAGACATCCGTCTCCTCCATGGGTGGACTACCACCTTTACGTTCATCTTCGCCTGATTGATCAATCATTTCAATCATAACGGAGGAAAGAGAGTAAAAACTCTCTATAGCAAGGGATTGCCGACATAACACACACCAAGGCTTGATATTAGCATCATAGTCTGGTCTCTTATATTT